GATCAAATGGTTATGAAGAAAATTGGACGTAATTTAGCAAAAGTTCAGAACCAAGGAATGATGCGTAAATCCGCTGGAAGGGGTCGATAATGCCTAAATTCTCTAAAAAAGTAATGGGTAAGGAAGTTGGAGACGCTAAAGTCTATGCTCCTCCCCATACTATGAAGGGTAAGACAATCTCTGCCAAAGGACTGACTTCTAAAGGCATGACTGGCGCAGAAGAAATGGCAAAGATGAACATATCGGTTGACGGTATTAGTAAAGGTAACGGTAGACCCGTAGACCAATACGGCAAGATCGAGATGCGTGGTGCTGGTGCGGCAACTAAAGGTCGTATGTCTAGCGGGAAGATGGGATGAACTACACGCAGTTAACTTCGGCAATCAGAGGTTTCTCTGAGAATGACTTCCCAGCGACAGTCGGGTCGTTTACGTCTGCCGAGCAGATTGCCAGTTTTGTACAGCTTGCTGAGCAAAGTGTCTTTAATACAGTGCAGATGCCTGCATTCCGTAAGAATATGACGGGTAACGTTACTAGTGGGAACAAGTACTTAGCGACTCCTTCCGATTGGTTGGCTACATTTAGTCTTGCGGTGATTAATGCGGCGAATGAATATCACTATCTTTTGAACAAAGACGTGAACTTTATACGTGAAGCTTATCCCGACACGGATGCTGCATTCTATGGTGAGCCAGAGTATTACGCTATTTTTGACGATAACACCTTCATTCTTGGACCAACCCCAGATGCGAATTATGCGGTAGAACTGCATTATTTCTATTATCCAGAGTCTATTGTGACTGCTGGAACGTCTTGGTTAGGAACAAACTTTGATTCTGTACTTTTGTACGGTGCGCTTTTAGAGGCAGCTAACTTTATGAAATCAGATGCAGATACAGTAAATCTGTACAAAGCCCGTTACGACAGGGCAATGGCAGAATTGAAACAATTAGGTGATGCTAAAGAGCGTCAAGATGCTTACCGTAGTGGACAAGTGAGGTATCCAGTAAGATGATTAGCGTACAAGGATTAGGTGAATCCAATGGGATTCAAGTGGCAACCAAAGACTTTGGTGGGTTTACTCCTGCAGAGGTTGCTGAACGGGCATTAGATAAAATTATTCAGGTAGGGGATCAGTCTCACCCTTTGGTTCGGGAGCAAGCGATTGCTTTTCGTAATCATATTCGGGAAGTGCTGGTCTTTTACATGAATGAAGCGGTAAAATTTGATCGTGTAACACTAGCCTACAAGCTACGGGAAGCTGGTCATCCTGAATTAATTAAACTTTTAGACGAATGAACTACAAGAACATTTACGATCATTTGGTACAAAAAGCACAAAACCGTGTGTTAAGCGGATATGTGGAAAAGCACCATATTGTTCCTAAATGCATGGGTGGTGACAACACTAAGAGTAATGTGGTTCATTTGTCCGCCAAAGAACATTTCATAGCCCATAAATTGCTTGTACGCATTCACCCTAATACAAAGGGTGTTTGGTATGCGTTAATTGCAATGGGCAGGATTGTAGAGTTTAAATCTAGAATATTTCAGTCTGAACGGTTACGAGCCTATGAAATGCGTAAGGGTCACAAAATGAGTGAACAGTCAAAGAAAAAAATGTCTTTAGCTAAACTAGGTAAAACATCTAATTCGCCAGACACTCAATTTAAAGCTGGACTTGTTTCTTGGAACGCAGGAAAATCTGGTAAAGAACATCATGCCTTTGGCAGTAAAAGAACAGAAGCGACCAGAGCAAAAATGAGTAATGCTCAAAAGGCTTGCGGCAACATTCCTCCATCTAGAAAAGGTGTAAGAATGACGGAAGAACAGAAAGCACAATATCGTTTTATGCGCTCTGTAAAAAAATTACAGCCGATGTTGGCTGAATTTCAATCTATTTATTAGGAGAAATATTATGGCGTTTTCGGGGAATTTTATGTGTACTAGCTTCAAAGTAGAGCTAATGAAAGCGGTACATAACTTTACAAACGGCACAGGTAACACGTTTAAACTGGCTTTGTACGACAATTCAGCCTCATTTACAGCGGCTACAACGGCGTACACAGTAACCAACGAAGTAGCAAACTCTGGTACTTATGCAGCGGGTGGCGGAACATTAACCAATGTAACCCCAACTTCTACTGGTACAACAGCGTTTACTGACTTTAATGACCTGTCGTTTACTTCGGCAACGATTACTGCGTTTGGCGCATTGATCTATAACGACACCGCAGCGGGTGATCCTACTGTTTGCGTACTCGACTTTGGCGGCGCTAAGACTTCAACCGCAGGTACATTTACGATTGTTTTCCCAACGGCAGACTCAAGCAACGCAATTATTCGTATAGCCTAGGGATGGTTAGGTGCCAACTTATTCGGGCTGGGGAAGCGGTGCGTGGAGTGGCGGACCGTGGGGCGAGGACTACACTGACGTAGAGGTCTCCCCTAGTGGAGTTGTAGGCACTGGAAATGTAGGCGTAGTTACTGTAAATGCTACTGAAGATGTAAATGTTAGCTTAACAGGGGTATCGGGAACAGGGCAGTTAGGTAGTGCAACGGTTACTGCTTCAGCAGCTGTTAGCGTAACTGGAGTAAGCGGCACAGGACAGATAGAAGGCGTAGCGATTGATGCTGGTTCTAGTATCGGAGTCACTTCAGTAAGCGGGACAGGTAGTGTTGGCAGCGTAACAGTTGGGCAAGGTATTGGAGTCTCTGTAACAGGAGTCTCTGGTACTGGATCTGTAGGTGAAGTTACTGTTGTACCAGGCGTATCAGTAGCTGTAACAGGCGTACAAGGCACTGGCGCTATAGGTGATGCAGTTGTTGATGGTTCTCTTTTAGTACTTATAACGGGTGTAGCAGGAACGGTAGTACAAGGATCAGTCTCTGTAGAAGCAGCAGCAAATGCTCCAGTTTCAGGTCTTTCTGCTACGGGAGAAGTAGGTTCAGTAACCGTTGTACCAAGCGTAGAAGTGCTTGTAACAGGGGTTGCGGGAACCGTACAGCAAGGTAATGCATCTGTAACAGGAACGGCGGTTGTAGACGTTGTAGGCGTAGCAGGAACTGCGGCAGTAGGGACGGTAGTAGTTATCCCTAGTATTCAAGCCCTAGTTACTGGCGTACAGGCTACAGCCAGCGTAGGAAATGTAACAATTTCTGCTTCTGCTAGTGTTAACGTAACAGGAGTGCAATGTACAGGACAGATTGGATCGGTGTTGATTTGGAGCTTAATTATCGATAATCAAACGCCAAACTGGACAATTATTAGGACGGCAGCATGAGTGACGTTATCGTACCTTTAGGTGGATTTGGTAGTCAGGGCTGGGGAGATTCAGCCTGGGGTGAAGGAAATATCTCGTTTGTAGCTACAGGCTTTGTAGGGTCGGTTACTGTTATTGCGGATGTAGATGTCCCAGTAACAGGGTTAGCAGTAACAGGATTCATTGGTAGCGTAGTTATAGAAGCAGGTTCTAATGTTTTAGTTACAGGAGTTGCGGGCACAGTCAGTATAGGAAGCGTTGCGGTTAATGGATCTGCAAATACTCCTGTTACAGGATTACAAGCTACAGGGTCTGTTGGAACGGTTACTGTAATACCTTCAATTGAGGTTTTTGTAGTTGGAGTTAGCGGCACGGCAAGCGTGACTTCAGTAACGGTTTGGATTACGATTAACGATAATCAGACCCCGAACTGGGTTGAAATAGCAGCATAAAATAGATATTATTGGGTAAGGACAAATTATGGCATCGACATACAGTGATCTAAAAATAGAGCTGATTGGTACAGGCGACCAGACAGGTACGTGGGGAACCACGACCAACAACAACTTTTCTATTGCTCTTAGCGAAGCTATCACAGGGTCAGCAGATGTTGCCTTTTCAAGCGCAGACGTAACCGTTACTCTTACAGATACTAATGCGGCTCAAACTGCTCGTAATCTGCGTTTAAACCTTACAGGTACTTCTGGCGGCGCAAGGAACTTAATCCTTGGTTCGGGCTGTCAAATTGAAAAATTATACTTAGTAAACAACGGGTTAGCTGATGCGGTTACCGTAAAGAATACATCAGGCACAGGTATTGTCGTTCCCGCGGGTTCATCTATGTTTGTTTATAACAACGGCACTAACGTAGTAGAAGCTCTTAAAGCTATCACAGTAGGCGCTGGTGGTAC